ATTCCTACTTTTAATGTTGCATTAGCAAATAAGTATGATGAAAAAACAAAGAAGAAAGTTGATTTTGAAAAAAATGTTTGGTATGTATCAAGAAAACTCGATGGTGTTCGCTGCCTTATTATTGTGGACGACAAAGGAAAAGCAAAATCTTTTGCAAGATCAGGAAAACAATTTCATACATTATCCTTGGTTGAAAAAGAAATTGAAGAACTAGGTGTTAAAAACGTCGTTTATGATGGCGAAATGTGTATCGTAGACGAAGAAGGTAATGAAGACTTTCAAAGTATAATGAAAGAAATCGGAAGAAAAGATCATACAATCCAAAACGGTCTATTTCAGATCTTTGACTTTATTCCTTACAGAATGTTTTCTAAAGGATCCGGAGAAACTGGTCTTTTTACGCAAAGAATAAACGCATTACAGAATATAATGCTGGGAAAACAAAACAATTTAATTAATTTTCTTGAACAATCTCCGGTATCTTCTTTTAAAGAGCTAGATGATCTAACAATAACAGCCTCTAAAAGGGGGTGGGAAGGTTTAATGTTAAGAAAGAACGTTCCTTATCAAGGTAAAAGATCTAATGATATCTTGAAGGTGAAAACTTTTTACGATTCTGAATATAAGGTGATAGAAACTTTTTTTGGTCCTCTTAGATATATTAAAGAAGGAGTAGAAGTAGAAGAAGAAATGTTGAGTGGAGTAGCCATTGAGCATAAAGGAAACACTGTTAGAGTTGGCAGCGGATTTACAATAGATCAACGTAAACTCTTGTTTAAAAATCCTCATGATATACTAGGAAAAACAATTACAGTTCAGTACTTTGAAGAATCTAAAAACCAATTAGGAGAATACTCTTTAAGATTTCCAGTTATAAAGGTTATTCACGGTAATGAAAGAAAATTTTAAAACAAATAAAAGTTTAACTGGTAAGCTTTGCGATTTTAGAGGGCATACAGTTTTAGTAGTTAAAAAGCTCAAATTGTCATTCAATATACATGATGATAATCTAGAAATGCCACAAAGATACGAAGTCATGTTTAACGATGGCTCTATTGATGTTGTTTCTATTAATTCTCTAAAGTTAATAAGATAATAAGATTTTTATATATATATATACTATATACATTTAAAGTCTGGAGTTAGTATGAAAATTACTGAAAGTAAACTAAGAAACATTATCAGAAGCGTTATCGCAGAAAACATAGGCGACCTCGACATAACAGCAGATCCTGGCTTGCCAGAATTTCAAGATACACATGACCCAAGACATAAAGATTTTGATCATGCAAGCTCTGCAGAAGAGCATCCATTTCTTGACATTTTTTCGCAAATGTGTTCATCTTGGATGATCTCTGACGCTATGACAAGAAAACAAATTGAGAATGCTGCACAATCTCTGTTAGATGAGTCTGAAAAGGATGTTGTAACATTTAGAAGGTGTCTTGAAAACACATGTGCCCCAGAGTCATTAGACGCTATCTTACCTAGAGACTTTTATTGATAACAAAAAAAACTAAGTCATGTCTAAAACCAGCTCATTGCTGGTTTTTTTGTATCTGCAAAAAGAATAGCAGATTTGACGAATCAAAGCGTATGCACGGCAAGGCACATTAGATTTATAAATTATAGAATATATTTATACTATAACTACATAGGAGATATTATGAAACAAAAATTGGTTTTACTTTTTTCATTGTTAGCATTAAACTGTTCAGATGAGTTGACAGGTTACCAAGGTTACGAATCAGATTTTAGAAGTAAGTCGTATTCTGAAGTTAAGCACGTTGGAGCAACTTGTAATACACAATGTATTTATTCTAGTTATGCAGTATCTTACAATATTCAGGAAAAACAATACGACTGTATTGAAGGTCCTTGCGCATGTGTAAAAGAAGGCGATGCGTATACTTTATGTAGTCAAGACTCAATTCCGGAAAACTTATGGATTCAACAAGAAGATGTTCAAGAATCAATAGAAACTCAAAATAATCAGACTTCTGAACTGCCGTATTACAATAATATGATAATAGAAATCATCCGTCTTCAACATGCCAGAATACATCTGTTGCAATGGTTTTGAGTCACTTCCAATACAGCATTCACCCAGACGAAATATTTTCTAGATGGGGCAAAGACATGGCACAATCGCCATCAGGTCTGAACTATGTATATAGCAGTTACGCGGCAACAAGTAAAATCAATACATATACTAATGCATCACCAGAAGATCTAACTTCAGCATTATCTCAAGGTTACATTGCGATTGTCCACGGCTATTTTACGTCTTACGGTCATGTCTTGGTTGTTAGAGGATATGATAGTCAGTATTATTATGTTAATGATCCAGCTGGTAAATGGGATGGTTGTTTTAAGTGCGGATACACATCAGGCAACTATAACGGTGTTACAAAGTATTCGAAAAAAGCTTTTGAGAATGCAGTCTTTACTTCAAATGGAAGTGCTTATTTACCTGGGTGGATTCACCTTGTCAAAGGAAATTAGAATGAGGTTTTATTTTGGCCTCTGTTTGTCTTTCTTTGTTTTCATGAACAATATATCATGGGGTCAAAGTTATGAATGCGATAACAATTTTGAACAATGTGGTACGCCTAATCAAAGCGGCGGCGGAGGTGGCGGAAAAGGATCAGTGTTAATAGCAAACACAGATTTAGGCGATTCTCATCAGAATGCTGATGATTATGATGATGATGGTGTTGAAGATCCTTATGATAATTGCATGCGTTATCCTAACCCAGATCAATTAGACATGGATGGCGATAACACTGGTGATATGTGTGATAATTGCCTTGAGTATTATAATCCAATGCAAGAAGATATGGACGGCGATGATTGGGGAGACGGCTGTGATGATGACAGTGATGGCGACGGCATTTTAAATGTTGATGATGGCTGTCCTACGCAATGGGGCAGCACGTGTGCTGAACTTGATTTAGTAATTAGTGATAGTAATAACATTATAAATCATGACAATAAAAACAAAATAACTGCTAAAAGACAAGAAAGACCTAATATTAACGAAAGCCATGAAAGCTGTAATCAAAGTCGTGATAACAATCTCATGTGGGTTCTTCTTATTATCATGATATCTTTTCTTTTTGTCAAGTAGATTAGAAGCAGATTTGACGAAGCGAAACCTATGAAACGCAAAACAAGAAACAGGTTAGGTATTATCAATAGCGGTAATTATAAAGGTGCTCCGTGCTTAGTAATAGATGAATACAATAATGTAACAACAGATAGACTTAAGTGGTTTAGAATCTTATTAAACAATAACATTTTAGTAATGTCAAATAAAAACATAACATTTTTATAAACTTTGATCACATTGTATATAATTACCTCATAAAATAAGAGGTGATTACTATGAAAAACGAATGCGAAAACGCACCAATTTATTTAGCTATAATATACTTTATAACATTTACTATTCCAGGAATTTGTCAATATTTAACGTAAGGAAAGGAAACAATGACATCTAAAGGATTTACAGAGACAGACTATATGCAGTTAAATGCAAGTGCTGACAAGAGAGTCAAGTATTTTTTAAATGACTTAAGAGCTTTGCTAGATAAACATAGAGTAAAACTATATAGTCATGAGTGTGAGGTCTATATAGAAGGACAAGGCTATATAGGTTATCTAGAAGATAATGTAGAAACTATAGATATCGTTGAAGGAGAAGAAACACTTTACACTTCGCAGAAATCTATTACTATCGATCAATAATTTAATTCTTTTTTTAAATACAAAAAAACCAGCGTAAGCTGGTTTTTTTTTGTTTTCTTTTTTCAAAATCTTTATTTAAAGCTAATCTTCTTTTCTTTAGAGTCTTCTTTTAAAGGCATCGTGATTTTAAGAACACCGTTTTCAAGTTCTGCAAAAGAAGACTTAACATCAATATCTTTTCTTAGAGTTAAAGAAATATTAACAGGCTTGAAATAAGATAAATCTTTTGATTCATCAATAGTCTTTACGATGAGCTTTCTATCTTTAAAAGTTATAGACAGATTTTCTTTTGTAATACTAGTCGCAATACAATCAAAAACAAGATTACTGTCTATTTCTTTTAATAAATAAGATGAATTATTTGCTGAAGACGCAAGATTTAAAACATCATTTGTAATAGCATCAATTACTTTACTGTAGTCTTTATAAGAATAGCAATTGACTGGAAATTCTCCATAAACTGTGTTAAACATAATTTTTCTCCTAAAATATTGTTATGAATAATTTAAACACTAAATTTAAATTGGTAACCCTTTTGTCTCATTTTTTTTATAATTTTTTATTAAAGTATTCAAATCAACTAAATCAATGTTTCCTCCCCAGCTTTCAACTAAAGACTTTATTTCAACGTAAGACATTTTATTTTTTTCAATAATGTCACACAACTCTTCTTTGTATTCCTTTACATTGTCAAAAACATAAATCTTTGTTTTGTTTGCAATTTCAAACGTATTGTTTGCATCATTAACAGTAATTAATAAAGTGGACATAATACACCTCCTTATATTAAATATAAGTGTTTATATTACGAGTTTAATAATATCTTTATGTCTGAGTATTATTATTTCTCCTTCATATAATATTTCGCAAAATTGTTCGTCAATGTTTTTATTTAATAACATTTCATCAACAAAGCAAAGATATACACCTGTTTTTAAATAGGTAGACTTTATTTTTTTTGCAGGGTTTTTAATACTATAACCAAAAACAGAGTTTACTTCTTCAATATTGACTAAAAAGTGAGAAGCTACTCTGCTCAAAATGCTAGGCCTTTCTTGTATGAAGATCAGCAATTGATGAAGCAACGAATGATCGTGGTTTTGTTTTTACATTAAATCCACAACCTGTCACATAACCTTTAATCATATTCTTGTACTTAGAAGATAAATGATTTAAACTTTCATTTATATCAGCGTGAATTTCAATATTAGCTGTATTGAGTTTTTCTTTAATATTTATTGCAATCTTAATTGAATCTTCTGCTTCTTTGAGAAGTCTTCTTGATAAGTCTAAATAAATATCATCTCTATATTTTTCTCTTATATAAAAATATCTTCTGTCATAAAAATCAGAATTTAAAACGCAGATAGCGCTAGCAAAGACAAAGTTGTAGCCCAATTTAAAACTATCAGTTCCTACTATTATTTTATGCCCTTCACACTTAGACACATTCTCTAATATTTGAAACATATCTTTAATAGATATAGACTCTCTTTTTCCTGTCTTCCAGCATTCTTTCATTGCCAAACTTTCATTATCTGCCTAGAGTTTTTGCTTCATTTATATTACCAATAAACTGATATGCGCCTTTATTAAATAGGGGAGCAACACACTTAGATTTTCTTTTTGCTTCTTTTTTTGCAAATTTATCACCACAACTAATACATGTTTCATACCCTAATTCTTTTCTTTTGTTAGGGTATTCTCGACTGCAAACATTACAATAAGCCATATTATCCTCTCTGATAGAATTTAAGCGTCCCACAAATCTTTCTATAATAATCAGTGCTACTCAAGCCAGAAGCAGCAACCTCTTCAGTCCAGTCTTTGTACATTGCATATCCAAGTTCTGTAAGCTCTTCTTCAACTAAAGGATATTGAACTGGATCAACAAATCCATCGTCTGGCTTTTTCCATTGTCCTTTGTTTTTTTCATCTGTCTTATATAACTTCAATGCCTTAGGCGTATTAGAAAGCATATTGGCGTTAATAAGGGTTTCTGGTTTTAAGATAACTTCTAATTTGTTATTTTCCTTGTCGATAATATTGCAGACACAAACAAATTTTTTCCTGCCTGATGTTTTTATAAATTTTATAAAAGCTTTTTCATGAAGCTTAAAAGACTTAATAAGCGTTATTGCTTTCTTTGAAGAAAATCTTTTTTCATGAATGGCAATTGTTATTTTGTCTAGAATATGCTGAAACTCAACAGTATCAGTATGAAAGTATATCCATTTATGTTTTACACCACTAAATTTTTCTTTAATTTTGTTTTTCATAATTTCCTTTTTTTTGTTATTATAAAACAAAATTAATGTTAATACACGTTTAGTCCTCTTCGAAAACTACTGATTCAACTTCAAATCCGTAAATAGATTCAAGATATTCAAAGATATCTTCTTCTTGCGCGTCGCTATCAATATCATCTTCATTTATTTTTAACGACTTAGGTAATACTGCAATCTTTCTTGATTCTTCGTAATCACAATCTTCAAAGTCTGTTCCATCAAACGACCAAACAATTTTCTTAACTTTAATCATATTAAATCTCCTATTTTGAGTCTATATATAACATAAAAATTGTATTTGTTTTTACTTTTTTAAAGAATTAATTTCGTGAGTAATATACCAGACAGCTTTTTCAAGATCTTCTACAGCTTTATCTGGATTCTTTTTTCCTGCTCTACCAATATATTTAACTGCATTTCCTAAATTAAAATCAAGACGCCATGCATCAATCACGTCGATGACTTCATGGCCTGATGTCTTCATATAATGATCAGGATGATTTACGCTTGATCTTTCTTTCTTTTTTGATTTACCACATTGGCACATAATACCAGCAGTACAGGTTGTACATCGAGCACACTTTGACATATTAATTTACCTTTTCTATCTTGGATGAATTTTTACAAGAACTATTCCAGATTCTAAATTTATGAATAGATTCTGGACAAAACAAATTGTACTGAAGAAAATAATCCTTAGTAGGGATATTATATATCTTGTCAATAGAAATTATTAAACACAATAAACCTTTTTGATACATAGGTGATTTAAATAAAACAAGTTCACCAACCACTAACTCAGGCATCTAGCAAGTCTTCTAGTCTTATAATACCTACTGCATCTAAGTCTTTAGTTTCAACAGGAATGTTGATAATTTCTTTTATGCATTTTTTGTTTTCAAAGATTCCTGTTTCTAATCCTAGATTATGAGGAACTCCTTCAAGATTGACTACATTATTATTTAATAAATCTGTATTTTCTATTCTTACTTTTATATGGTCTTCTAGCTTTGAACCTTTTGTTCTTATCTGAAATTTTGAAAATCCTTTCGAGGAAGAAGAAAATCTTATCCATGCAAACCCAGCACTCTCAAATATATCAATCATATTACTACATTCTGCAAACATATTTGAACTACTGACAGATGTTGATATCTCATGACTTAAAGAGTTTTTTATTTCGACCCAGGCTGGGTTATTATCGTCTACATTAACTTTTGCCCAAGCACGCCCTCTACCTGAAAACATAGCTTTAATACTTACATTGCTTGTATGACTAATGTTTAGATGACTATTGATTGCATCATTAAATATTTCTCGAAGTAATGTTAGTTTAATTTCGTGTTGATCTTCTTCAAGCTTAGCAATGATATCATTTACTTTTGGGAAAATAATTTTTCTGATTGATTGAA